TACCAAGGTGTTATTGTTTTCTAAGGAGGAAACTATGATTAAATTTATCGAAAGAAACAAAGAGATCATTAGCACACTCAGTATATTGGCTTTAGTAGTGACTTTATCGAATGCTGCTAATGCTGAAGAAATAATTAGCAAGAACAATTTAAGTACTGAACAGGCTCAGAAAGCAGATCAGACCTCGAAAGAGGTTTTTTTGGTTTCTAAGACTAAAAAATTGGAGAGTTTTGAAAATAAGACTCATCTGACAGATATTGAATTAAAGGAACTCCTACGCCTTGTAGGGTTTAAGGGTCAGGACCTAGTGGTTGCCTGGGCCATAGCAAAGAAAGAATCTAACGGTAGGCCGTTAGCATTTAATGGAAACCACAAAACTGGAGACTCTTCGTATGGAGTCTTTCAAATTAATATGATTGATGAGTTGGGGCCAGATCGTAGAACTAAGTTTGATCTTGACTCTAATGCTGAATTATTCAATCCCGTCAAAAATGCAGAAATTGCATACTATATGTCTCAGGGTGGAGACGACTGGTCTTCCTGGAAGGGAATTACCCCAAAAACCAGGGAATGGATGAAGAAATTTCCTAAGTAAAAATAAAGGCACCCATGGTATATAACTGTGGGTGCTTTTAATTTCTTAAAATAAGATTAATTGCTACTCGTGGAGCCTTTAGTGTTTCTACTTCATGTATTAGATTTTTTGGAATAAACACAAAGTCACCTTCTACTATATGATCTTCGTGTTCTAGGTTTTCGCCCGTTCTCCAAATCATTTCACCCTTTACAACCCACTGAAATTGATCTACATAATCACTATGTTTACTACCTACAACACCACGATTTTTCATAAGTGAAACTAAGGCAAAGTTGCCATCATAAACATCTGGGGAATATTCAGAAAGACCCCATTTAGTTACTGGATCAAGTTCTGGGATTATAGACATATACCTGTCATTTGGATCATAAAGTTGGAAAGCCATTCTTGACCAAAAACGACATTTTAAACTCATATCAGAAGACTCGCCCTCAACAAAATCATTTAAAAGATATGATCTGTGTGGGAGTTTTTCTAAATCTTCATCAACATATTGAGCAACCATTGACATTATTGTATCTAATGATGGAAGTTTTGGAAAAGCATTTTTAAACACATGAATTCTTTTTTCAATAATTGCTTGTCTAACATGGTTCATGTCTATTGTCATCTTAACCAACTAACCACTGCGTATCTAGTACCTTCAATAACTGGAGAAACAGAGTGATTATAAACATATGTTGATGGAAATATAATCATCTGATTTGCCTTTGGTTTAATAGAAAGATTAAACCTTGGAAAATTAACTTCCCCACCTAAATAGTCATCATTTATATAATAAAGAGTAGAAACCCTTCTATGAAAATCTGGATGATCATCGATGTGATCAACAAATTTTTGACCTACACCATATTTTAAAATTGAATAGGAGTCATGCCATGAGCAACCTATATGATGTGTTCTCTGATAGTCCTGCTCTAATGGAACCAGATTTTCTAAAAAAAGATTTGACAAAGATGTATAAAAACTTGAACTTAAATTTGAATAATCATCTTTTATTGTTGCAGAGTATGGAATTACAGTTGTCTGAGTATCTCTTGAATAGGCATCTACTTTTGATTCTACATCTTCGCCTACCCCAGATTTTACCTGAGCAACACCCCATTGTATTTTTGCTGAGTTCATTCCTTCTTCAATATCATTTACAAGGGTATCAAAAATCTCTTTATTAATTACATTTTCATAAGAAAATATACCAGGTGCAATTTCAGTTCTTCTGATTGATCTATATTTATTAAATATTACTGCAGGTTTAACTTCCCAAAATATTTTTTCCATACTACCATTTTCCTAGTGGACATGTTGCTTTTTCTAATTTTGTTTTTGCAGCCATAAAACAGCCACACTTTTTACACTGTTTTGTCAATTTAATTAATTCTGGACATTGCTGACATATTAAATATCTATCTTTTGCTACCTCTTCTGAAGCCCACTCAGTTGTAGGATTTACCAAATCCCATGGTCTAGTCTCACCTAGATTTTGTTTATATTTTTGCCATGGAGTTAATTCTTGTGACATTTTTATACCTTTTTCTATAGCGCTTTTATATATTATACACTACTTGGTTAACATCCGCAATCGCCGTTGCAGCATGCTGGGCATGGATCAAAGCAATAATTTCTAACACATCCTGTACAAGGTGTCACAGCAGGGGTTACTGCAGGGGTTACTGCTGGTGTTACTGCTGGTGTCACAGCAGGGGTTACTGCAGGGGTTACTGCTGGTGTTACTGCTGGTGTCACAGCAGGGGTTACTGCAGGGGTTACTGCTGGTGTCACAGCAGGGGTTACTGCAGGGGTTACTGCTGGTGTCACAGCAGGGGTTACTGCAGGGGTTACTGCTGGAGTGACTGCGGGAGTTACTGATGGTGTTACGGCTGGCGTAACTCCATAAATTAACCAGCAACATGTTGCTCCACCACATGCTGGTGCTGCTGGATATCCACTTGTACTACATGCAATACATGTTGAAGATTCATTCGTAGAAGATGTGTAATTTCCTACACTACTATCAGCGTCACGAATAGTGCAATACCATGTTGTTGCTGGAGTTACAGCAGGCGTTACTGCAGGTGTTACTGCAGGAGTTACTGCAGGAGTTACAGCAGGTGTCACTGCAGGTGTCACTGCAGGTGTCACTGCAGGTGTTACTGCAGGAGTTACAGCAGGTGTCACTGCAGGTGTCACTGCAGGAGTTACAGCAGGTGTCACTGCAGGAGTTACAGCAGGTGTCACGGATGTACATGGGAATGGAGGTGCTGATGGGTATGATGTTCCTGCTGGTCCATAAACACATATTGTGTTTGCAACTCCTTCAACGCATCCGCTGGCATCTGTAGAATTTATAAATGAATAAATCTCTCCAGTATTTTCACGAGTTGTGCAATAATATGTAGAGGATCCAGGAGTACATGTTAGTTGAGGAATTGTACCACCAAGACCACTTTGAACATTTGTTAATGTTCCACCACACTGTCCTTGAAGATCAGCAGATGCTGCTGCTGCTGTAGTTCCAGCGCCTGCTAACTGTATTCCATTACAGCATCCTGTTGACCAGTAATCGTTGTTTACTTGACAATTTGGAAGTGTTGCTGTCCCAGTTGTAGTTGATACACTAGAAAGAGCAGAAGAGCATTGAGAATCTAAATCTGCAAGCGCAGCAGATTCTGTGCTTCCAGCGCCAGCAAGAGCAACTCCATCACAACATCCAACTGCGGTCCATGATTCTGGTGTAACTGGAGTTACAGGAGTAACTGGAGTTACAGGAGTAACTGGAGTTACTTCTGTACATGGGAATGGAGGTGCTGCTGGATATGATGTTCCTGCTGGTCCATAAACACATATTGTGTTTGCAACTCCTGATACACATCCACTAACATCTGTTGCATTTGTGAATGAGTAAATGTCTCCAGTATTTTCACGAGTTGTGCAATAATATGTAGAAGATCCAGGTGGTGTCACTGGTGTCACTGGTGTTACTGAGCCACAACTTGCTGGTGATACAGAAGAAGACTCAGGTGTTCCAGTCGCACAGTTCCATCCTGAACCAATTTCACCCATTGCAGTCTGTTGTGCTAATGCTTCAGAACATGTTTGTGATGAATCAAATATTGGGCCAACTACAGTTCCTGGATTATATCCTGCTGATACTGATCCACAGAATGTATACCAAATACCGCTAGTTGCAGATGAACACGGACTAACTCCTCCACTTATACTTCCACCACAGGCAAGAACATTTGATGCTAGACAGTTACCATATCCAATAAATGTTCCAGTTCCAGGTCCTGCAACGGTACAAACTTCATAAGATCCATCAGAACATGTTTTCCTTGTTCCTTGCCAAATTCCCTCATAACTATCTTCTCCATTACATGTTGGAATTGTTACTGTATATGGCTCACATGGCCCGTCACAAGTTACTGGTGTAACTGGAGTTACAGGAGTAACTGGAGTTACAGGAGTAACTGGAGTCACAGGAGTAACTGGGGTAACTGGCGTTACTGGAGTTACTGGTGTAACAGGCGTTACTGGTGTAACAGGAGTTACTGGTGTCACAGGAGTAACTGGAGTTACGGAAGGAGTAACAGCAGGTGTAACTGCTGGTGTAACTGCTGGTGTAACTGCAGGGGTAACAGGAGTTACTGGTGTAGCAACATTTTCATAAATATCTCCATAGGCAATCCAATTATTTTCTGAAACTTTTAATAGGGATGCTTGCCCATATCTTGTATCAATAAATAATTGAGAGTTTTTACTGTTTATAGATACGCCAGATTCTGGAACAAAAGTTGTAACTCCAGAACCTATTTCAATAAAATTATATTTATATCCAACTGGAATTGAGACTGAAGAATTCAGCGGTACTGTTAAATTCATTGATGATGTTGTAGACAACAAAATTGTTTTATTAACATCTAGTGGATCTAATACAAAAGAAGATGTTTTTGTAGTAACAACTGCATTATTTAAAATTGCTTGTTGTAGATCAAATTGTTCGTCTAAAGAATTCCACTCAATACCTTCTCCAGCCAAAAGGGATTGGTCTACTGTGGCTCCATTGATTGCATTGGTTAGTTGTGTTTGTGTTACAAGGACTGATGTATCTGCAATACCGTGGACATTTGTGGTACTTGATGTGTGGGCTGTTAAGGCTGCATTGGTGGCTGTATCTGCATCTACGAGATTTTGAAGATGCTTTGCAATTGATGGGTTTGGTAAAAATGTAGGGTTTGTGTTAGCGCCATCATAAGTATATGATCCATAGTGATAAAGTCTTAGGGCTGCCTGAATATCTGCTGCATCTGTAAGACCTGGGATTTTGGTATTAAAGAGTCCAGTACCGTTGACGGTATTATCAATATTCTCTTCTGCCACTATACATCACCCTTCGTCATTATACCACTGTAATGAACAAATGAACACGCTTTGGACCAGCCATAGGCTGCCAAGTGTTATCAATATATTCTACACCCTTTATTTCAAGTGGTAATGCCAAAAAGCCTTGGCTAGTAATAAGATCTTTTACAACAAGGTTAGTGGATAATGGTCCAGCAGTATCTGGTGATGATATAGAGTACTGAACATTAAAGGCTTCTGATGTTGCTGCAGTAATTCCAGAAGACCCATAGATTTCTGACACATTTATTGGCGGTATAGTTAAAACACCATTAGCAGCAGTTACATTTTTAATAGAAGAATAGTAGTTTGTCTTTAAACTTATTAGCGGTGTCCACTGCAAAGAACCTCCGCTAGAAACTTTTTGAAAAACTGTTTTGTATGTTGTAGATGCTGGCTGATAATCTATAGCAATATCTAAAGCCTGAGTATCTTGAACAATTGTTGCTGCAACATTTGCATTTCTTGGATCTCCAAGGACTCCTATAATTATGCTTCCACGATCTCCTTGTGGACCTATGTCTAGATCTAGGCTTATACTTTCTGGTCCCCCAAAAACTGTTAGGTCATCGTTAGATAAAAGTATATCTGCCATTTTAAGCCTCTGTTACGGGGAATTCTGCAATGATAATTCCTGAGTTTTCACTATTGGTATAATTTAATGCTCCTACAACAGAGAAAGAGTCTGGTGCAATTCCAGTACAAAGAGTGTATCCAGTTTTAGTTGTTAATAATATTTGTGCAACATATGTTCTTGATGGTTTAAATGCTCCAGTAAAGTTTGAGTAAACAACTGGATCGGTTAGTGATTTTTCTTTCCATGATAAAGAAACTGTATATTCATCTGTTGCTGGAACAATTGTATTTGGTATTGCTCCCTTTTCTGGAACAACAACTCCACCTATTGATAAAAGTGAAACTGGTTTTGCTGTTTTTGGAAATGTTGCAGTAACAGCACCTGAGTTTGCAAGATTTTCAGTTGTTTCTGCACCACTTATTGAGAACTTGTTAGCAGGAGTTCCTAAAATTTGATATGGAGATCTAGGAGTTATTGTCATCTTTGCCTTATATGCTTTATCTGGACCAAATGTTGTAGTAGTAATTGGAGTTATTCCATCTGGCTCATACCAAACAACAGATGACACAGAATACTCTGATGTATTTAAAATTGAGACATCTGGCTCTTGACATGTGACTGGTATAGTTAATCCATGAATAGTAAAATCAGAAAGCGTTGTTTTTGTTTCTGTATTAGCACCAGTTATTTGATCTGTTACAGTTATAGTTCCTGTCATTAATGTATAAACTAACTCGTAAGATCCAGGGGCTCCTGTTGGCCTTCTCACTTCAACGTCATAAACATATTCTGTACCAGCAATCAATTTATCAGCATCAGATGGTCGTATTGCACATAAAACATGTGTGCCATCATCTGAAACCCTTGCAAAACATCTGATTGGCTGATCTTCTGGCGCTGTAGATGTTATTGCTCCTCTAACTTTTGCAATAGTAAACTGGGCACTATCGTATGGAGCAGAAACATCGTTAACATAGTCTGGTGTATTTGCAATATCTGTTGGAAGCATAAATGAGTTTAACTCATTAACAAAATTCCTAAGCATAAAAACAGACCCATCATTCTTTTTGGGGTAGATTCGGAACTCAAAGGTATCACCCTTATAATAGTTAAAGTCATAGGTCGCTGGAAATGCCATGAAATTATTATACCACGCTGACGTAGATAGAATTCATAATTACTGATGAGTCGTAGTCGGTCCTTATTTGCGGTACCGCTCCAGAATTCCACATCCCGTCATCCTCTATAAAGAAGTGCTGTGTTACATACATGTTATAAACATATTGATATTTAAGGCTTGCCACAAACTGTGAAATTTCGGTGGTAGATTTAGGGAAAAGAGTCCTCATCCAAACCTCGGTGTTGTTGCTATTGGTAGTGAGTTCAAAGTTATAAGTTACGAATACCTGTGATCCTATTTTAAGTCCGTGAAAATTGAGCATTCTTTGGTTTTCATTCCATAGGCTTGTGCACCCTTGTGGTAGATATTTTTCATTTGTATTACTACCCTTTGAATCTACCCAGACGCTTACCCATCCATCTTCACCTTGACTTGCACCCAATTTAATTGGCTTTCTTGCTTGGTGAAAATATGCTCCCCATCCTGCTTGTTGTCCAGCGGAAGATAAAGAACTCTCACCATCTTTACCAGGTGTGCCTCTTTCGCCTTTAGGGCCTTGAATCCCGTCTTTTCCTGCAGGCCCTTGAGGTCCAGGTACACCAGCAGGTCCTTGAGGCCCCATTGGGCCAGGGACAGGAACATAATTAATTAAAACATCAGCATTAGTGTTTTGAGTTTCTACAACTTGTGCAGCATAACTTGATTTTTTGCTTGACGGGAAATCCATGGATTTAGAAACGGTCATGGATACATTATCCCAGATTATTATTCACAAATGTATGAAAATGACATATGAAATCTATCTGCTTGTGCAAGATTAAATGGTTGATTGTTTGTCATTGGTTCATCTTGAGAAGCGCTTGCCATATCCCAAATAGTCATGTTTATGCTACCTGGAGTTAAATGTCCTTTAAGACTATAATGATCAATACCCTGGTTTGTAATATCATGAACAGACCCGCCATAAACATCTGTGTGATACTTTGACGGTAGAGGAAGAGTTAAAGAATATTGACCAGTACCAAAATTAGTTACAGTTGTAAATGCCACATCTATTTGTACTTGAATTAAGTTACCAATTTTAATATAAGATCCAGTTGCTGGTGTTCCAGTAAATGCTAAACCAGTTGCAGACCATACTGGAGAATATGATTCTATTTTAGTTGTTAATCCGCCTACATCACCAAATGCTGGATGTGTAAACCGTGCCATTAGTTTTGACTCTCTAAACCAGTTTCAATAATAGCAAGTTTCATTCCTGCTGCAGATGTAATTGCATAAAGAGCATCATTGCTTGGTAGTTCAAAAGAAATTGAGTGATTTGGCATAATTCTAAAACCATAGTTTGTTGATGATACTGTATCGTTTCCACCTAAATAAATATAACCAGCATCGTTTACATTTTGAAGTGTAAAATCCATACCGCCATGCATACCATTTGGTGTAAGTCTTATTGGTGTTGTATTACTTAATTGCAAGAGTCTATGCTGTGCCACTATGCTCTCCTATATACACCAGTAAAGTTAAGTTGAATTGAATTTTGATTATGCATTCCGTCTTCATTACTATGATCTTCTAAAGCCTGTTGAAGAGGTGCTGGCCAAGTTTTGGTGACTGGTCTTAAATTCATAGTATATGTATTTCCTGAATAAATTCCGTCTGGATCGTCCATTGTTGGTAAAATCCAATTTTCTGGATTGCTTTGATCTTCTACATAAATGCTGGCTATTCCTATTTTAGGAGATTCAGCAGGGTATAGTATGTTGTGTGGAGAAAACATAGGCAGGTTAGTTTCAGTATCAAGTAGATAGGTTCTAAGCACTGCCTTTGCATTAAGTTGATGAATCTCATTATCTTGATATGGATTATTTTCTTCTGTAATTAAAGTTCCAGTTATAGTGGTTGGATCTGCATCGGCAGTAATTCTTAAATATCCATCAATTATATTTCTATTTAAACTATTCTGAATTTGACCATTCCATGTATCTGTCAATACTGCTGGTTCATATCTAACTGGAAATGGTAAAGCAAAAACAAATCCCATTCCACCCCATGCTTCTGGGTTTACCCATGATTCTGGTTCTGATATTAACATTCTAAAGTCAATATGAACTAAATCTCCTACACAATAATAAGATCCAAATTTATTTCCATGATAGTAAATATAATCAAAACTATTTGGATCATTAGAAATTGATATTCCAGACAATTCTGCAAATCTTGTATCCCAAGTTCCTGAAGAAATTAGTGGTGTTGCATCTTGACCTTTTGCTGCAAGCAAATCCCAAATGAATCCTTCTGATGGTGTGTCTCCAACATTTCCACCATTTGCATGTTTACGGTACCAAAGTTGTCCGTCGTATGTTACAACATCTCCAACTACATATGATGCACCTGGATTGTATTCTCCATTGTAATACCAAACAGCGTCAGCACCTGCTGGACCTGTTGCACCTGTTTCGCCTTGAGGACCTTGTGGACCTACTGCTCCTGTTTCGCCTTGCTGTCCTTCTGCGCCTGGCATAGGAACAATCTTAATTACTGCCATTATAAAGTACCTCCTGGTGTAACGTCACCTAATACCTGTATAGTCCCAATAACTGGAGTCCATACTATGTCTTCTATTTCTTCTGGAATAATTACCTGTAGATCAAAAGGAAGTTGAGCCACGACTGATGAATATTTAGATCCCCAATTTTTTGTAACTGATGGATATGCTGTTATATCGACAAATCCTTCGCCAGCCTCACAATCCAGGGCATCTAAAACATTACCAGATTGATCATAAGCGGTTGCTCTAAATATCCATCCAGAAGTATCATAAAAATCTACTTCATTATCTTCATAAAACTCTACACGAAGAGTTCCAGTATCTCCTCTAACAACGCTCCATTGCATAGTGACTGGATCAGCACCAAAAGCAAGAGAAGAGTGTATAGGCATACTGAGATTATACCATAAAAATTGACTAATACCAAGGCTGGTGGGTATGAGACAAACCAAGGTATTAGCCAACAATAAAATTATACCATAATGGACAAAACGGACACCAAGATAAAAGTTTACCAAATTGTTACAATTCTAAATGTCCGATTTGTTACTATATGTCTTTTATGCCAGGATTGGGATAGTGTATACTTAAATATATATAAGAAAGAAAGATATCCTTATAGTTTTAAAAACTATCTTATATATTATATATAGTATATAGCAAAAATTATTTCGAAGTCTTCTGAATGTGATCTATTAAAATTTTGTACATCTCGTCAAGTTTTTTTTCTTGACGTTCTCTAGATTTTAGAGAATCAACTCTTTGTTCATCTAAAGCATTCTCTAGTCTTGTAACTGCATCTCTAAGACTTGATCCAGAATTCGGTTTTAATTCGACGAGATAATGTTTTACGAGCCACTTGATCGCAAGGGCAACTGATGATACAATGGTTAGTATGGCGACAATTAATGCTGCCCAATCTTGAATTGTCATAACTGAAATATTATAAGGGGTTATTTTTAAAAAATGAAAACGGACATACTAGCAACGCTCGAGCATTCGCAAAATTTAATAATATCTCCCGATATGGATGGTTTTATGTCCGCAAAATTATTGGAGCGTTTTAACGGTTCGCAAATAGTCGGTTCGTATGATAAAAATCTTTTATGTCTCGCCGACGGGGTAGATCCAGAAGAGTGCTTGTTCTTGGACTGCGATATGAATCGAGAAAACTTTGTTTCGCTCGGCAATCACATGCGTTTATTAGAAGACGGTATGTCAAATAAGTCTTTCAATCCGAATGTAAACTTCGGCGTGACGACATATAGCGACAAGTTTCCTTTCGCAACCGCTTTTTTGATTTCGTTCGCAACAGAGGTTCAAACCTCCACTGCAGACCTAATACGCATGGCCTTTGCTGACTCAACTCTCAAGAACATGGAGAAATATGAGCCTAACATGCGAAACTGGTCTGATAGGATGGATCATCCTGCAGTAAGGTACATAATGGAC